CCAGGAAGCAAGTTGCGTCTTAATGATAATTATTTTTGGACAAAAAGTGGAAACACTCAAAAATTGACTTATTTTGATAAGAATACAGCAGGGGGGTCACAACACCCTACTGGTGAGACTAGCTTAGATGTTAAGTATGAACATTCAAAATTTATTAACGGAAGAAATTATGTTGCAGGTGTTAGAATATCAGATGGACAAGTAAGTGAAGACCACGAAAATTGGATTATGTTTTCAGAACTAAACCAGCCAGACGTTATTCCTATAGTTAATTATATTCAACTAAATGACGCACAGGGTGGTAAAATAGTAGGTATAGAGTCTTTATTTGGTGATATTGTAGTTTTTATGGAACACGGAATATACAGACTCTCTATTCCTTCTACAGACCCTTCTCAATGGTCTTTAAGTGAGGCTGAAGAGAATACTGGCTGTATTAATAAAGATTCTATTACGGCTTGGGAGAGTGGGTTGTTTTTTGGAGGGAAAGAGCATATTTACTTTTTAGACGCAAACTTTAGAGCAACCCCAATAACAGAGTCAATATGGGATACCTACAAGACAGAAAGAACTTCGACAGACTCTCGCACTTTTCTTGATGTGCTGAAAAATAGATTGCTTTGCAAGTTTGGAGCTGATGCGACCACAATATACAGTTTAGACTTAAGTCTATTCCCAGGGGAAGAAAGGTGGTCAAAAATCACATCTGGGCTTGGAGATTTTGATTTCTTTACTATAAATGAAAACTTGGAGCTTTGGTCGTACGATGAGGCGACAAGTAAAATTGCAAAACACGATGACTCTAAAACTGAAAGCACATTATTAAAAAGAACTACAGGTTGGATTTCTCCTAGCGATTTAGATAAAAGTGTTACCATTAGAAGACTAAACTTAAAATATAAATCTGGAGTAGCTATAACGGCTAAATTTTACATAGATGGGGATGATAGTACTGTTGTTAAAACAATAGAGATTCCAGTAGATACGTCTGGAGCAGACTGGTACAAGTGTAAACCTGGAATTAGATGTAGAAGTTATAAGATTGAATTATCAACAATAGCAACGACACTAGACGTAGAAATAAGAAGAATAGAGGTAGAGGTTGAGTAAAATAGGTATTAAACCAGGAGACCAGGTTGTTGGAAAAGCAACAATTAGAACTCAAAAATTAATAGACGACCTTATAAGAGAAATAAATGCCCTTAAAAAAAGGGTAACAGAATTGGAGAGTTAAATGACATTTGATAAATTAGCAGATAGGTGTAGATTGTTTGCAGATGAGAGAAAACAGCTTTTTATAGAACTACTAAAAGAAGCAGAGCTTGAATTAACAAAGCAATGTGATATCTATGAAAGTACAAGAACATATACTTGCGATGGTAGTGAGTCTTATGGATTACCTACTAATTATAAGCAGGTAATATTATTAAACTATGATGGAGACAGAATGTTCCCAATTTCCGAAGAAGAGGCAGATTATGATAGTGATGGTGCTATTAAGTCTGGCGACCCTCGAGGATATTTTGTGCGAAATAATGGAATACACCTTAATTCAAAACCTGCATCTGGAACATTAAAATTAAGCTATTATGGTACAGCATTTGGAGTGCAAGATACGGCATCTGACCC